GAGCAAATGAACCGCACCAGCCGCACCCGCCACAATTTGAATACGTATAATATTTTGATCGTTTATGTTTTGGTCCCCACCAGCACTTAACGCAACTAAGGGTTGACCGTTTACAGAAAATTGACATGCGTTTACAGTGTCTTGATTTTTTATTGCAACTGAAATAGCAACTGCTCGATATTGACTGGGATATTCAATTGTTGTAGTTGCACCTGCTGCGATAATATCAGCGACATAAGTTGAAACTGCTGTTGGGTCTTTTGGCATGACATTGACAACATAACCTAGAATATTTTGTGGCATTAAAGCCCCCTAAAAGAGATTAGAATATTTCATCAAAAATGAATAAGCAGCAATTCCGCCACCAGTGGCCACTTGACCAGACTGCCAGGATAATTGTTTTCCGCCCGCCTGACCGCCAACTGTAACTCCGATTGGTCCGAACACAACACGACCAGCACTGGCTGCACTGGATGCTACTGAAAAGTTTGTAACTCCTGATTGAATACCGTTAACTAAAACATTTGTTTCATATGCTGCTGCACCAGGAGGGTCTGGATTATTGACGCAATCTAAAATAGTATTTGATCGGTTCAATTGTTGGATTGTCAGACCTGTAACATCGTCAGTTGATGGTGTAAAAACGTTAAGTGCTGCACCTGTTGTCGTATAACTTCTCATTAATGGAACTGCCATTAGAGGCTGTCCACCTGTACGTTGCCTTCTGCTGTAGGTCCGGTAAATGCTGTTAAACTGCTACCCATGAAACTTGTCGCTATTGCACCTGCTGCTGATTCAATTCCGCCGATGCCATAGGCACCTAATGTGGTTATGGCCTTACCCATTGTAGAACCTGCTATTGTTGGTGCTATTGCACCCAGGATTAAACCGCCTAGACTGGCAATTCCTGCACCAGCTAAAACCTTGTTTATGGTTTTTCCTGTTTTTAGTTTAAATGCCACAAATTAAGATCTCAAGAGTAGATCTTAAATGTTTCTAAATTCGAGTTTAGAAACATATTTTATCAAGTATGTTAAGTTAAAACATGGGTATTATAAGTAAAATCCTTCCAATTGCGTTAATTGGTGCCGCAATTATCTATTTTGGTAATATAATCAGCCGCCCAGCAGAAGCCTCAGCCTCTGCTGGTGCCTTAGGGGAAACAGGTTCCGCTATTGGTAGAGTCTTATCTAATCTGGGTTCTGGTGCTTCTGAATTAGGTATCGGAATTGGTGAGGGCGGTGTAGGGCTTTTTAAACCGTTTTGGGAAATTAAGAATTTAATGGCCACTGTTCCAGTGGTTTATGATTCTACAGTTGCGGGTGCTGCTAACAGCAGTGCAGTAGCTCAAAGTGAGGGTGAAACTGTCAGAAATGTCAACAGGCCCTCTTCTTCAACTATTACCTGGTCTGGTGGAACAACTGCAAGCGTGCCATCATTAAGTGCAGCCGCTAGGTCCTTTTATGCTGCTAGAGGGGTTTCCGTTACTTGAAGAAAGGTTCAAAGGCTGCTAAAGCCTGGGGCGCTAAAATGCGCAGACTTAGAGGGACCAAGAAAAAGACTAAACGAAAATCAACAACAAGAAAAAGAAAACGAAGCACACGCAAAGGTGGTATTAGAAAAACTGCAAGACGTGCCTATAAAGGGCTTAAAAAGCGTGTTTCTAGGCGTAAAAAGACGTCAGATAGTGGTTGGAATTTCTAAATCCAGATATATTTTTCCCCATGACAGGTGGGACAATCTTCAAATGTATTGTAAATAGGGTCAAGTTTATTTGAGTTAGACTGGAAATCAACTGTTCTAATAATTCCATGTGGGTGACCGTCTACGGTGTCTGCGCAAGTCTTACAAGGTTTGTATTCCTTCAGCTTCAGTTCCAGGTTGGGTCTGTTTATTACTGGTTGTGTTAGCGGATTTGATTTTCTCATATACCTTATCTAATAACGATGGGTCATTCTTAATTGCTTGCTCAACTTGAGGAACCAGGAAGGATGCCGCCTTGCGATACTTACCTGGTATCAACTGCATGATGACTTCACCCAGGCCCGAGTTCTGCATGTCCTTGTCTGTTATTGTTGTCAGACCGTCTTGCTGTTTTGTATTAACTACTTTCAATCTCATAATCTCTTTTCTATACTCTTTAGCCTCAGTCTTTTGGTTGTCTGTTAGATATCTAATATCAGATTCCATTTCCTTGATACGTTGCCGACTGTGTTTGTTAGTAACAGAACGACTCCGAGCAATGAACATACAGGAAATACCGCCAGATATACACGCCACCAAGATAAGTGCTGCTGATAAAACTTCTTCCATCTCATAAATAGAAAGAAATTACATAGATCTAAGTGTTATTATCATCAAATAAGGTGGGGTTAAGGTCGAAAAAGGTCAAAAAAGGTATGAATAACATCGAAAAAGCTAACAAAAACATACAAAAAACTACCCATGGTTATTACTTCTATCCTAATAAAATTCAAATGATGCAGTGGAATGCGGTGGTGGGGGAATTAGTGGTGGCTGTTGGGGACCAACAGTGTTATTTTGAGTGCAGACCTGTTGGTTAAATCAAATTGTGTGAGTGTACATTGTTAAATAGAACTATGCGGACTTAGAATAGAAATGAGTAAGGGTTTAACAGTTGGTCATAGGCAAAAAAGATGTATAACTTCTAAACCAGCTAGCTATATCCGATCACATAAGAACTCCGATATGCAGTCTAGTGTTCAATACCCTCTCATTTCAATAAAATTGGTCAAGCACAAGGTGCTTGGGCTAATTGTGATTAGAACAGGGGGTGAAAAAGACTGGATTATCTAACAGCACCATCAAAGATCGCAAAAGAATCAGGAAGAAATCTTGGAAAAATTAAGACTCGATTATGGATTAGTAATGATATGTCGATGTGGGCCTTACTTGAACAGATACGAAGTGAAAAAGGGTTCAAGGATGCAAACGAGGCTGTCTACTATTGTGTCTATGAAGTTGGTAAGAACATGGGTCTAGAAACAGGATGACTTTCGAACTATCAAAAGAACTGCATGGCTTTCAATATGAAGTTGAAGCAATAACCAAAAGAGATGACTTACGAACGCAGACCGTATGTGCCAAATGTAAAAAGTTCAAAAAGAAAAATACAAACTCTATCTACTGTTTCAAATGTCTCGGATTATGAAATGTTTCAACCCAACTTGCAGGTGTGGTGATATTGAACTTGAAAGAGTTTTAAAAATTCGTTGTAAGAATTGTCACTGTTCAATAATATACGACATTGAAAAGATAACTTGTATGAAAGATGAAACATGCGATGCAATGCAACAGTGGTGTCATGACAACATGAATTAACCTCTATCAATAAAACACTTGATAAACTTCAGAACTGCAAGCTGAAGTTTAATCCACATTTTTTTTATCACTAAGACCTTCTTAACCCCATTAAATTAAATCTGCAATGTTCGTAAAAATATGATGCGGAAGTTTGCACCGTTACAGATGTTAGGTCATGAGAACCGCCACTGGTAAAACCACCACCAAGTGAGTTACTGGTTGATAATCCTGTTACTTGCCATTGTGCAGCATATTGGTCAACACCTTCATTCTGTTGCATAGGATAAAGCCAACAATGACCAACAAACCAAGTTCCTGCACCCAAGTCAGTTAATTTCCATTCTGTTTGACCTGTTGCGTTTACATTACTCCATGTTCCTGAATCGGACTGTTCGTATGCATAACGATAAGATGACCCATTGCCCATTGTAACTTCTATGTCACAAGCCCCTACCAAAACTCCTGAAAAAGTTAGATAAAGAGATGCATAATCATCAAAATCAATTTGAGTAAAAGTTAAGGTAACAGTATCGGTTGTGGAATTTGCAGTTTCAAAAAATGCTAACTGTTCCAATCTGTCTTGATTGACAGTCCCGGCTTCCCAACTGGGCGCAGTTGCAGCAGCCACAAATGTAAGAACTTCACCTGCTGGTGTTATGGGTTTAACAAGTTCTTGTAAATGTGAACCGTTAGAATAAGTTGTAGAACCAGCTGACATATCACTCTGAGTATTATTTAAAAAATCTAAATTTCCTCCGTCTTGAAGAACCAAAGAATTATGTTTGTGGGGTTTTAAAATATTTGAACCGCCACCCGAAAAGCCCATTAACTTAACACCTTTACATATTCTTTATATTTTTTAAGTAACTTTTTTTTTTCTTGTTGATTCATTTTATCCTCTTTCTGTGGCAGTTCTGAAACGTTGTGCTTCTGTTGAAAGATACATTGGAGTTACCTGGCTGAGCAAATGAACCGCACCAGCCGCACCCGCCACAATTTGAATACGTATAATATTTTGATCGTTTATGTTTTGGTCCCCACCAGCACTTAACGCAACTAAGGGTTGACCGTTTACAGAAAATTGACATGCGTTTACAGTGTCTTG